TGTTGTGTTATTTGTAATACTTACTTTACACGGCTGATCTGCTGACAAAATATCTCCTAATATGGTTGTTCCAGTTAGCGACTTATTTCCCGTGATAGTTTGATTTCCAGAAATTGAGACATACGACCCTCCAGCAGTTGATATTTGATTATCCACATATAATTTGTTTGTATACTCGTTATTCAAAGTTGGGGCTGCTGATGTTAATGATTGCGGATTATTGGTGAAATACTTTGTTCCACTTGTTAGCGTTTGTGTAGTGTCTGTTGTGACTAAATTAGAAGTAGCCGTATCAATAGCATCTTTTACAAATGCAGTGTTAGCAATATTAGTTGTGTCGTCTCCAGGCGGTCTTGTGGGAACTGTTCCTGCGCTATTAACAATTAATACATCTACATCTAAAGTCTCAGCATTAATATCGTTTGCTGAAAGTGTGTTTAGTCCATTCATAGAACGGGCACCAGGCGTTAAATTATTTATTGATTGCATATTAATATATATAAATAATTTAATTTTATCAACTTTCATAAAGTGGAGCAAATGTTTGGTTCTTGCTTCGCTGAACCGTTTTTAAAAGGTATATTTATTGAACAAAATTATATAAGCTTTCGGCTTTGGTTGCTATATCTTTGGCTCTTTCCAATCCTTTGCCTAAATTCTTTCCAACAGATTCAGCACTCACTTTTCCACCTGGTCCAACAACTTTTTGATATTGCGATGGATTAACTAATGTTGATCCAGCTTTTAAAATACTTGCCGCTCCTGATGCAGCCCCTGCTGCCTTGTTTGCGAATTGTAATGCTTGTGTGGCTTCTGGGCTTCCAGCAATGGCTGCTCTTACTGCGGGGTTTGACAAAGCAGCATTTCCAATTGCCGCTCCTGTCTTAACAGCTCCTGAGAGTGCCTTAGATGCACCTCCTAAACTTTTACTGGCTTTCATCGCCGTTGAGATTCCTTTACGAAACATAGCGTTAGCTCCTTTTGGTGCTCCCAATCTAAACATATAATATAATAAGATATATTAAATATTTATTCTTCGATTAAAATTTCGTCAAAACCATCAAACAATCTCTGTGATGGTACATTTATAAACAAGTATTTATAATTTTCATTAAACACCATTCTAGATATGTCATTTATGAATTTGCTTTTGCTTTCTACTACCTCATCAAAAATGTTCTGTAACTCATTCTTATTTACACGGAAACAAAAAATGTTATTGAAAAGCTTTCGTATATCTTTCTCAATTGACAGCCACGATTGCACCAAAAAAATAATGCTACAAGACAAATGTCGTCTATTAAATACTAATTGTTTCAATAGCTTTTTAACATCAGGGTTTTTAAGTGACGCTGTTACATCATCAAAGATAATACAATTGTTATATTTCTTTTCTTCATTTTTAATTGTGTTCATAACTGCTTCTAAATTCTCATTTGTTAGTTCATCATATATTTGTTCTTCTGGAATTTTTGAAAATAAGTCGTCCTTCATACTTGCTCTAGAATGTGTTGGCTGAAAAATAAAGATGTTGTGGAAGCATTTTTTCAGGAGTTTCGGGCTTTTAAACCAAGAATAGAGCAATGATGTTTTCCCGCTTCCGGGCGACCCAATTAGCAGCGAAGTCGAATGCATATTTAAAAATTTTGTTAGTTCATATTTGTTCAGTTTCTCGTGTAGGCCGCCGTCACAAATCATTTCACATTTCGGTAAAACTGGTGCGTCATTTTTCTTAATAGTAATACTCATTATATATTATAAACATTATTATTTTATTTTTGGCTTTTTAAATTAAGCTTTTAGAGCTGTTTGGCGGTTCACAGTGTCAATCTCAAACAAAGCATCATAATTTACTACAAGGGTAATGGTGTGGACTTGGGCAGTAGCAGTACCAGTAGAAATTCTGTAACTGATAGGGCTGTTCTGGGTGCTAATACCAGTTAATAGACTGTCGCTATTAAGTTTCTCAACTGATGTTCCAACATAGAATTTACCAGGAGCAGCAGCCGTAGTAGTAGATCCTGAGTTGTATAAAAACTCAACTGAAGAAATGGCGAATGCGTTGTTTCTATCATAAACAGAGCCAAGAGCAGAGCGTAATTCCTGTAAAATACCAGCACGATTTACCAAACTTGACAATGCTCGTTGAGGATAGATGACACCACCCACGGCGAAGGAATACTCAGCGTTGTTAGTTCCAATATCTACACTGTCAAATGCTCTGTTTACTGTAGCAGCAGCAGTACATCCGTTAATAGCAAACAACGATTTAACAGAGGCATATCTCTGGTTGTAAATTAACTCAATGTAACCAGTTGAACCTGATGCTAAAGAATTGGAAGATGAAGAAAACGATTGAGATTTAACATATATCTTATCACCCATAGAAAGCACCATTTGTTCAACTGCACCACCCATATCAACAATCTTGTAACGCAATTCAAAATTGCTAAAAGAAACAGCCGACACACCAGCGGGAGCAGTGAAAATATTTGCTATCGCGTCAAGAGTCAAAGTAATACGCACTTGAGGCATCGCAAACAAGGGCAACAATCTCTCGGCATTAGATAACACACTCATCAAAGGAGCTGATACTTGCCAAGGAAAAGTTCCAGCAGTTGCACCAAAATCACGACTATCCAATAAATCAAGTGATGGGGCTGCCGTGGTACTGTTGTTGTAACCAAAGGCAGATTGCAAACCGAATTTTTGTGCTACATCTAAAGTAGTATTGGACAACATATTCATAACATTGTTGTAATTTTGGATAGTATCAACAGTTTGGGAACCAATCTGTACATCAAGACGATTGATAGGGGTATAAACAGGGCAACCAATCAAATTAGTTTGGGCAGCGGTCATAGTCATAGTACCGTTATATGAGAGATACATACTATCGGGGACAAGGAAACCACGGTTTACAAGGTCAAACTGAACCTGAGATCCTGGTGTAAAAGCTGCTCCATTGACGGGGGAGGCAGCAATGGGGATTTGGGTAGTAGCATCGGGCAAAGAGGGAAGACCTTCCGCGTAGTTTATAGACTGAGGCAAAACGACAGACATTATAATATAACGAAATATAAAAAAAATTCGATTATAATTATATTAAAATTTTATATACTTATAATTGTTAAACATCTGTACCTTCGGTTATAAAATAGATTTGTTATTATAAAACAATAATTCTAAATCTGTTTCATCAGTATTCTCTGGAACATCTCCTAAATCCGGCGGCTGGGATTCTTGCGTTTGTTGTGCTAATTCTGGATTCTCATTTTGTAATACTTGGGTTTGTAAATCAATGAGTTGCATTATTGGCTGGACTATATCACTAAACTGGGTATTCGTTACTTTTTTGCGTTCTCGTGTAATTGAAAATAATAAAACAATATTCCAATCAATACCATTAAAATTCACGAGATTATTGTCATCGCCATATATTTGTAAATCAAAACTATCTAAAGCCTTGTTATTTATTAATGATTGTATATTTGCGAAATTGTCATATTGAATTAATCCAAATGTCCCTGCTTCAATTGGGATAGTTGCTATAATATTTAAGTTGCCTAAAACGGAACTATCAAAATTATATGTGCTTAATTCTAATGACGCTATTTTTAGTTTTAAAAGTCCTAATAGGTTTAATGGAAACGGTGCATTTAAAATTCCTGCTACACTTGTATAGTTTGTACCTGTCGCAAAACCTAATGTCTTATTAATTGTTCCAGTTGATAAAATGGTAAAGTTTAATCCACCACTTCGAACCAATTTAATTATACCAGTTACACTTGATATAGTTATGGTTATATCTGTAATTAATTGCCCTGCCAGTTGTGACGTGATTTCTGTGATGAGTGTATTACTATTATAGTTCCCTCTTGTTAGTGTAATAGTATATGGTAAGGAATTATATGTTATTTGTAAAATATTGTTATAAACATTTACATTATAAAAGCTCATAGGTATTTGTGCATTTTGGATTGCTATATGGGTTTCTTTTATATTGGGATCATCTGTTAATATCCCTGTAAAATTAAACACTACATCACTATTAAAAGTACCATTATTTTTAACTGCGTTTTTACTGTCTAATATAACTATTTTTTGTTCTACATAAATATCGCCCATTATATAATATACAGTTATAAAAGTATTTTATATAATTAATCTTCTATTATTTCAACTTTAGCATTAAGTATTTTTAAAGCCTCAGCAACTTGCTTCTGTTCTCTATCTAAAAGAGTGGCTACTACATCCTGATGGAATTGCTTTTCATCCTCAGGCATATCTGGATTAGCCCTTAAATAAATTGAATGTGCTACAGCATTATATTCATTTAACAAAGGACATAATCTTTTTAATCGCTCCATAGTGACTTTGGGTTTTAAATCCTCTTCTTTTAAATAGGTAATACTATCCATAAATGCACGGCGGTCTTTGTATGTCTTACTTGTAAAACAGGACATTATAATATTAACAAAGATTATATTTTTATAAATTGGTCTATTTAATTAAGTGAACTAACAAACTAAACATCGGTACCTTCGGTTAAACAAAGACATATTTCGGTTTTAAAGGTATTTGAATCATTGGCTGTACTGGTGCTGGTGGTGGTTTAGGGTTTGGTATGGGTTTGGATTTCTTTGTTTTAACAATCGCCTTAATTTCTTCCATAGGAGTATCATCATCACTTATCTCATCTAAAACGGATTTCTTCAATTGCTTCTTTTTTATGGATATGGCTTTGCTTAATATCTTTTCTTCCAATTCCTTTTTTTCTTGTTCGGCTTTAAGTTGTTTTTCTAATTTCTTTTTTTCAAGATATAAAGCCTTTCCAGCTAAAAGTCTTTCAGTTGCCGCTTTTTGTGCCTCAGTTCTTTCGTGCATTCCTTTAGCTCGTTTATCTAGTTTAGGTGCTTGTAGTGATGGGAACTCTTCCTCTTCATCTTGTGATTCCTCTTCTTCTACAGGTTTCTCCGGTTCTTTTGGCTGTTCTTGTTCCTTTACACAGCTTAACAAATCAACCTTTTTCTGTAATCTTTTAATTTGCGACATTATACATTATATATAGAAAATAATATAGTCATTATATATTAATGACCGATTATTACCAACGGAATCGTGATAAAATTTTGGCTTATCAAAAGCAGTATAGAGAACGGCATAAAAAACTAGCTAAAACAGATGTTATTGAAACTGAGTCTTCCAATACAGATGAACTAACAAAACCACCTAAAGTATTTAAATATTCTAAATTACAAAATAAAAAGATGCGTCTAAATCGCTTATTAATGCGTAATAAAAAACGGGTTATTGCGTTTCTCAATAATAATGAAACAGCTAAAGCTACAGATAAGGTTGTTGAGTTTATTTATCTAGATGCTCCTATAAATCCTTTTTTATCTTAATTAATTCATTATAATCGCTAAAACTATCTAATCTATTTTTGGCTGTGTTGTAGATTGTTGGATCCATTTCTATGCCATAGCAATTACGGTTTAATGATTTACAAGCTATAAGGGTGGTCCCTGAGCCACAAGTGGGATCAAGCACAAAATCCCCAGGGTTTGAGTAATATTTAATCAACCACTCTATTAATTCAAGCGGCTTCTGCGTCGAATGCAATCGTTGTTTTTTATTGTTAATAGTTTCAAACTCTAAAATAGACTGGGGTAATCTTGGCTCGTGAACCGTTCTCATTCTCTTTAGAACAGGGTTTGAATAACAAGAACCATTAATTGGGTTTCCAGTATTACCAGAACTAACAAGTTTGTGATTATCATATATATTATATGTTGGAAGCTTATCATAGAATATATATAACATCTCGTGCAACCGCATAGGCTGTTTCTTGGAATTCAAAAATCCAGCTGGTTTTACTTTATTCCAAACAAGATCATATCTAAACCATTTCGGGTTACTAGCTATTAGGTCATAACCGTAACGAGTGGTAGTGAAGAATATGTAACAGCAGTTGTTAGTACATACTCGTTTTAACTTAGTCCAAAGTTCTGTTAAATTAATTTTAACATCCCAATCATTATCGGTTTGCCCATAAGGTAAATCAGCAATAACTAAGTTTATTTTGTTAGTATCAATAGAATCTAAAAGCTCTAAACAATTACCGTATAATAATACTTGGTTTGTATCCATATATATTAGAGTATATTTTATTTATTTACTATTTAATTAAGTTTTCCAGTAAGTTACTACGAGTGATTAAAAATGAGAGCATCTATGGTTTAGTATTGCGTTGACTACCTTAGCAAATGGGAAATATCTATCTATCTCTATACAAAAGAGAATAAGGTGGAAGGTGGATGGTTGGATGGTTGTTTAAACTCAAACTAAGAAAAAACAGAAAAAAAAACAAAAAAAGTTCAAAACTGCGCCAACTTTGTTAAAAATATAGATATTCCTATGATCCGGGTTAAAACAACCATCCAACCATCCACCCCCCACCCCCTTATAAATTCTAATATTATATTATTAATTACTTTATAGTTAATAATATTTCGCATCATATTACATCTCAAAATGTTTTTTTAAGGTTGTAATATCAAAATTAGTCTTATTGCAAGTTTTCCCTTTCTTTTTAGATATGCCTTTTAAATTTAATCTTGTTAATCTCACAGCAAACTGTACTGAACTACAATCATATTTAACACCTGTTTCCAAACACCAGTCATTAAATAATTCAAATGCTCTTGATGTTGTTAGTTCAACAGATTCTAAATTTTGATTTTCAGTTACAAAGTGTAATAACCACCCTTCAATAGGATTAGCTGATAATTCTTTTAATTGCTCGTGATACTCGGTTTCAGGAATAGGAATACTCATAAAATGTTCCACTTCATTCATATTTTTAAAAAATTCATACATTGTTTTTATAACATTCATATCTTCTATATAATTATGCAACATTTTAAAATACTCCTTGTCTCCACATTTCTCATCGCTACTTCTAATGATTAATGTTCTTCTGTCATCTTTACTAGTGTTAATAGGTTCTTCTTTATTTGTTGTAATAATGAAACGATGAAAACTCTGTATATCATATTGATTCGCATTTTTATTATTAATAGTTAAAGTTGCGTCTGTAATTAATCCCTTAATGCGTCCCTCGCTTTCAATCGTTTCTTTTTTGGATAATTCATTTAAGTTAATTAAAAAGGTATTAGCCATACGCCCATTAAAATCGCCCCAAATATCACGAGACGGAGTAGTGGTCTCAAATACTTTAGATGTTCCAAGCATCTTAGCAAACAGTTTCATAAGAGTACCTTTACCAGCTCCTTGCTTAGAAATAAGAACAGGACATATAGTTTTTACAGCAGGAAACTGGATCATCTGGGCAATCCATTTAATTAAATAAGAATAAACCTCATCATCATTACCACACAAAATTTTAATGTGATTTAAAATAGCATCACGCTCTACAACATGCTCCTCATATTCCGTTACAGATTCCATCGCAAAGGGACGCCACATATTAAACACCTTATAAGGGCATTCCAATCCAGGAGGAAACACACCAATATCATCATAACATCTTTGTGTAGGATTATTGAATAACCACGATTCCATAAAATTAGCATCTTCAACAATAGTCTCGCCGCTGACCTCTTTTTCTCTTTTATAAATCATATTCTCATACGCAGTTTTAAGGTGTTGGCGTGACATAACAACATTATCATCGCCGTCGCTTTTTATGAAAACGCCCTTATTAATTATCTTGCAGTGATTAACTTCGAATTTCTGTGATACAGCTTCAAATGATAAATTTTCATCAACAGCTATTTTCTCAGGAACAACCCATTCATCAGGCATAAAAATATCGGTTGAATGTTGTTTATAAGACCATTTCATATTAAGACCAACCCATATTTTGTTTATTTCATCTGTAATATCTTGTAGCAATTCCGCATTATCATAATGATTACCATACATTAGTAACCCATCAAAACACAAAGCACATATTTTAATTTGCTTTTTATTTAAAATGGAAATTAGTGAATGTAATATTTTATTTTCATACACGCACATAATACGGTTAAAAGCACTACCTAACCAATTATATAATTTTGTATCAGGTACAGATTTAACAATATGCTGGTATTCTTCTAATTCCGTAATTTGATTTTGTATATCTTTACATTCCTTGTCAAAATCTTTAAATACTTTACTTGTTTCTTTTTTGTTAAGTTTATCGTCATTCAACGCTTTTAAAAACAGTTCTTTCCCATCACTTCCAAATCCAGCCAACACTTCATCACGATTTTCAATATAATAATTCAAATTGGGACACGGGATACCGTTTAACTTACATAAATATCTGGCAATAACAGGGTGAGCGTTTTTCATATCAATATCAGTAGTAATACCATCACATAGAAACCCACGGAATTGTTTGCCTAAGCCCTGTAATGAATTTCCACAATATAATCGACCACCAACTTCTAAAGGGGTTTTTTGAGTAAAAGAATATAAACGGGTCATTTGACCACGGGATTTAATATTACCATCACAGAAACCCTGTAATATACTGTATTGCTTCTTGCGTTCATCTTCATTCTTTGCTTTGTTAGAGCAGTAAACTTTAAAGTCTCTAAAAGACATATTCTTCAAAAACTGAATTTTGGTAGTTGGGAGTTCTTCGACTAGTTCCATTCTATACATATACAAAAGAAAATATATTTATATCCTTTTCGTATAAATATATTTCTATTTTTTATTTAATAAATAAATCGCCTAAATAAAAACCGTTTTAATAATCAATCAAGATATTCATAAAAATCTGGATCTCCTTTTTCAAATAATATCTGCTTAAAGTCCTTTCCTTAATGGCTGCTTTATTATCTTCATAATATTGTTGCTTCTTTTCTAGTACTTCCTCTTTGTGAGTATTATAATATTTTGTAGCCAAAGGAAGCATATATGCATTAAATTTCTCACGGTGTTTATCACGCCATTTTTTAGTTGCACGCTTTTGAGATTCAGTAATCGGCATTTCTCCTATATATGTATATAAGAAAATAATATTTATATTGTTTATATAATTATTATTCAATCTTTTTTGTTTCTTTAATATCCATATCTTCAATTAACCCCCTTTCTAATCTTTTCAAATAATCTCTGTGAATTTTACTCTTTAAATGTTTCGCCCGTTCATAAGCCGTATAAGTTACACAGCCACAACGGCAATCTAGACAAATAGTTATATGTTTCCCCATTATATATATTACAAAAGAAAATTTTTAAGCCGTTTTGAAAAACTTATTTAAAATAATATGATAAAGGTTTTCGAGGGTTTTTCTTATGTTCTGTAAGTGCAATACTAATTCGTTGCTTGCGTGCCGTATCGTAGGATAGAGGGGCATTAGAAAAGCAACGCTTTGCGTCACAAACTTTAAAACCGTTATTAAAGCATTTGATTGCATAGGGCATATTATATAATAGTAACATTATATAATATTTTAACATATTAATTTTAAACAAACAAACACTGTTTCCCACCCATACCACGCTTACCCTTAGCTACAGCAGCTTTTTGTGCCTTTGTAGGTTTAACACCAGCAGGCAACACAAATTCATTTTTGTGAAGCAAAGCCGGACCAGTCTTAGGGACACGCCCACCCTTTTTGTAAGGAACCAAAGTTGCCCCTGCAAGAGTTCCAGCTTCAGCTCCCAAAGCACTGCCGAGTTTCTTACCAGCTTTACCGCCGATCAATTTACCGAGACCAGAGCCGAGTGCCTTTCCAGCACCACGGCCAAATATCGCTCCAAGTCCACCCATATTATATTATAGATAAATATTATAAAAAATAATGTATTATAATATTTACTCCTTTGTGTCCAACTTAACATAAGTTTTTGCCTGAGATGAAGAGGAACCCATTTCACTTAATTCCTCATTCATCTCTTTTGTCTTTTTCATAACATCAGCATACTTATCAGTTAAATAAGCGTGACGCAAAGCATTAATAGCAACCTTCCCATCAAAAATACGGTTTAACTTTTGGTTCAAACTAACAGCAGTAAGCTTTCCGCCATTCAATCCAAATAATAGGTAATCAATGGAATCAGGAATAATAGCGATATATTTTGTTAGTATGTTTTTCAATTGAGTAGGTATTTCTAAACTCTGTGTTCCATAATACTTTGCTGTCTTGTACTTGTTAAAGTAAAATTTGTTTTTATCCAAATAATTATCTTTTTCCTTGTCAACATTTCTAATCTTGAATTCGGTGTAATCGAGAGACCTTCGGGGCACTACATATAATCCACCGAGTAAGCAAATCAAAATATAGTCTTGTATCTTTTGTATATCTGCATCATTCATAAACTTCTTTTTATAAATAAAATCAGCTTGTTGTTTCAAATTATGATAAATTGCCTTAATCTGTTCCCCATCTATGTTATTCTCTTTTTGTGTCGGTGACTGTTCTTGTTTTGCTATTTCGTTAGAATATTCTTTTATATCTTCTAGCATTTCGCTTTTATATTGTTTCACATCAGGAGCAATACACACTAAAGCAGATAAAAGAGTTTTTCTTACATTAAAGGGTTTCGATTGTAAAAATTTCATTACAACATCTTGTTTAGTTTCAAAATTAGATATGTTACCCTCCTTATCATCTTTAAAACAATTCTTATAAATCGTTCGCAATAAGCAGTTATAAGTTTTTAACGAGCTTTCACTTAAGTGAGGTCGTTTTTCTTTTAGGTCTTCCTTAAAGTCCATTCTATATATACTAATTAATATTATAATTTTTTAAATATTAATTAATTAAATAAGCAATTAAACATCTGTACCTTCGGTTAAACAAAAGTATAAGGTGTTGAAGCTTGTTCTCGAGTTAATTGAACCCGTGGGAAATTGGTAAACGGATTTATTGCTACAGGTTCTTCAGCTGCTAAAAAGGCTTCCCATTCCCTTTGTGTCTGTTCCCTTTTAGCCTTTAACTCAGCAGCCTTCTTTTTCTGCATTGTTTGCCGTCTCTTTTCAGCAGGAGTTAATGGTTGTTCTACAGCTATAGGTGGTTCTAAAGAATACTCAGTAATAGGTTCAGCAGATGATGATGATGAAGAAGAAACAGGAGGTTTCTTTTTGTTAGTTTGTTTTGATTTAACTTCTATTTCAAACCAGTCTGTAGTATCTTGATCTCTTTCACCAGTATTGTCTAAATCCTTCTGTACTTGCTTCTCTCTAGAATCTAATTGTTCCTTATATACTAAATTGCTCAAAGCATTATCTTGTTTCTCTGTTAAAGTCATACCGCTTATACTTGCACTAGAACTAACATCAGGTAATTGTGGAGCATAATCTAATTCCTGTTCAATCACATCATTTATTCTAGGATTATCATAAGTTAAAGCATCTACAGCTTGTTCTTGAATACTAGGCTCGCTTACAATATATCCTGATGGTATAGGTGTAGTGCCGTATATATTTCCTTGGCTTGTTGTGCTTCTAAACCCATCTTCAGGGCGTTGAATATTTAATCCGCCTGTATTGCGGAATTCTTGAAACCGTTGAGCTTGAGCTGCTTGAGCTCCTTGAACTAACAAGTTATTATAAGCTGTTAAAATTTGGTTTGTATTATCAGGCACAGGCTCAGGTTTAGGCATAGGTGTTTGAGGAGCAACCGCAATTCCAGGGGTATTATAAACACCTCCAGTTAATCCCTGAGGCACAGCACTAAATGCTGGTAAAGTGCGAGGCTGTGACTGCGAACCCTTTTTAGCAATATTTGCTGAAGGTTGTCGTTGCACAGATTTTTTAGATAGGTCTATATTAACTTTAACATTAACAGTTTGTTTTTGTTTCCCTTTTGCTTTTGCTTTCCCTTTGCGAAATCCCTTACTTTCTGTTTTAGGTGGCATTTATATATAAATAGCAATATTATAATTCTAATAAACTTTAAATATTTTATATCGTATTAATATATAATGGCGTCGTTTTTTAAATCCGTAAATACTTTCAATAGTGACACTTCCACATTACACAAAGATGCAAACTATACTGTAATTCTAAATTCCAATTTAGGTTCAGGTGCTTTAAATAATGTAAAAACTTTTAACTTTGATTGGTCTCTTCTTCCAGATTGTGAATATGAGGTTCATTTTAATTTTAATACTTTACCAATGAGTTTAACCTGGATCTCACAACCCTTATGTATGATATATAGTGACTTATTTGCTTCCAGTAATGTGTATATGCCTACAACAGCAAACGGCGCACCAACAACACAGGCTATTGGTATAGCTTTCCCCTATGTGCAATCAGCAACTAGTTTTATACACACCGAAGATAATAGTACTCCACCAATATATATAAATGGAAGACCAACTAACAACCAGTTCACAGTATCGTTACTCACAACGGCAAACCCACCTGTTCCATTCAATCCTTTTAGTGGTGCAGGTGTTGAGGGTACTATGGTACCCTGGGTTTTAATGTTAGAGTTTGTTCCAGTAGAACGAGCCAGCCGCTTGAGGCTGTAGGCTGGATAATTAAATAGTTAATGAATAACCTTGAATATTGTTATTAATTAATGATTAATTACTTATAAGTTAATCAATAATTAAATTATTAATAAACAAAAGGACTTAAAAGTAAAATTAAAAATTTTTAATTATTATTTTGGTCTCATTTGTTGTATAATTCCTTAATTTTCGTTTAATTCCTCACTAATTACTCATATTATAGCCGTTAATTAATTAATTACTTAATTAAACACTCAACAACTTATATAGCGTGTTTACTTTTATCATACAACCTATATGAAAATGTTTATGATTTATAACACATAAATCCCGTGGATCATCAATCCACTTCTTACATATTCTACACTGTGCTATTTCAGCTTTCAAAGCATACCTATATCGCTCCATATACATAACAATTATTATTTATAAAGCCTAAATAATAATTCTCTCTACGCCAATAGTAACACATACATTATAAATAAATATAACTTATATTTCCCTGACTGTAATAGTAATGTTTGAATCATACTTATCTCATTAAAAGATGTTAATACATTACAAGCCATAACAACACTGTTATGCATTTGTGTCTTATCATATATCCAGTTCAACCCAATATTTCTAATATAGTCACTAATAAGCTCATACATTATAACGCCTTTTTTTCTATGTAAGCTACTATGTTTTTCCAGATGCGTTTAGCTAGTGAATATATCTTAATCTTTTTGTTGTCTATTAAAAACTCTATGTTAGTTGTTATTGAATCCAATTCAGCTTTGGTTATTGCTCCAGCAAATAACTTTTGATAAACTTCGTGTGCTATTGCTAATTTGTTTATCTTCTTCTTGTCGGCTTTCTTTTTATTATCTACAAGATTTTCTATGATGGTACATACCATTAAAAGCAATTCCATATTTGCTTTATGTTCCACGGGGTGTATTGTAATCTCAGCTTTCACTTTGTCTACAATTTTGGTTACAATTGTTTGTACCAATTTCTCTTTTTTCAAAGAATGCTTGGGTGCAATATAGTCCATATACTTATATACAATATTATAAAATTTTATACATTAAATCGTTTTTTAAAATCAGCAATGTTTTTATTGATGTTTGAAGAGTTCCAGAGAATCCAACGGGATAATGCTCCTGCCGTGTAAGGATCATCCCAGTTCTCATTTTTTTGGTGGCGTTTTAAATACGCATCTCGTTTCGCTTTGTCTAAATGGTCTATATATGTCTGTCCGTTCTTAAGCCCAAAATGGACTTTCTTGCCGTTGTCAAATGTTGCAACATACCGCTTATCTTTTCTACATGATTGTGTAATATACATATATATTATATAGCTATATTATTATTAATATTTTATTAACTCAACTTCATCAAAATATATACGGCAACTTGAACCTATTTGCGTTGTAGTTGGTTTCACTATTACTGGATTATTAGTAGTGTTTTTAAAATTAAGTATAGGTGCTCCAGTCCATCCTGTTGCATCATACAATATGATTGAATAATTTGAATAAATTAAATATCCGTTGTCCGCATTATTTATGGATAATGCAACCCAAGAACCAGCTGCCGTTCCACCTGTTACTGCTGGAGTTGTTACTGCTCCTGCTATTGTAGGTTGAGACATAAAATTTGCAAAGTCAGTTATGCTGTAATGAATGGGGGTCATTATATTTTGTGTAGCAATCCCTATGTTATTTATAAGAAAAATTCCACACATTGCAGTGTTGCGGAAGCAGTGATATAAATTCCTGCTGGTAAAGGTGTAATCTTTATAAGTATTATAATTTTGTGTTGTTGTTAATGTAGATGGAGAGGCTGATAAATTCCAAGTCATAGTGTTTAACGCTTGGTTTATAAAAGCATTAACTATTTTAACATATACAAATATATTATATACTGCCTGAGGCAAAGTGGTCGTGTCAAGTGTGAATGTAATAGTGGGTCTTACTACTGTTCCAAGTGAGGGCATACTAAAAACGCCTGTTGTCGCCAAATTAGCAGTTGTATATCGTGTAATTCCTGTATTCGCATCTACAAAACTAAATGTTATGATTTGTTCCTCCCACGCTCCAGGTCCAATAGCATATCCGTTTGTTAGCGAATGGGTTAGAGAGAAAACGGAAGATTGATTATTACCGCACCAAAATTTAAGGACACCTATATTTATTTGTTTTGTTGCTTCTCCAGTTCCTGATGCACCAACGAAGTTTGTAAAATTTGCTACTTGGTCAGCAGGCCAATTAATACTTGGACTTTCTCCAGTTGCTAAACTTGGATTTGGTTGAATAAAACACCCTTCGTTTAACTGTGTATTAAGATTTACCATTCTTACACCAAATGTATCGCAGATTATTTTGCTACTATCAATATTTAAAATTCCATTTCCCATATTAGAACCTAATGACATATCGGTTGTTCCTGATGCGTATATATTATTACTCGTTAAACCAGCGTTAAAGATCTGTTGTCCTCCATAAGTTTTTATTGCTGTAGGTATAGACTGATTAGTATTTATAGTCATATAATTCGCAGTAGCATAATTATTCACGAAAGCAGTTGTTGCTAACTTCGTTGAATTATCTGTTGCTAATTGCGTTGTTGCTGTCGCATTTCCAGTTATACTTGTGTTAGTAGCATTTAAATTAAGACTGGTACAGGCGCTCGTTATCGCCATATATGGACTATTTATACTTGTAGAAGCACTATCAATTACTAAACTTGAGACAGCAGCAGTTATAGCAGTATATGGACTTTGTAATAATGTATTATCACCTACAAAGTTGCTATATGAAGCATCTACATAAAATGAATTGCAAGTGGAATTTACGACGATAGTAGGAGATGCCAAATATGTTATAGTTCCAGATATATAATTTGTAGTTGAATTCATATTAAAATTTGTTCCTGCTACGCTTGTTGTTGGAGATGTTAAATATGTAATTGTTGGGAAAATATCTACTTGATTTCCTTTTATGCTATTTGTTCCAGTAGCGCAGTCAAAAATATTATTTCCTGTAAAAGTTTTATTACCAGTTATGGTTTGCGTTCCTGATAAATTTGTAAAATTACTATCTACGTATGTTTTTGGGACTAACTGATTGGCAGTAGTAGGAGCAACCGCACAAACAGGACTGACATCAAATGTCGCCACACCAGTAAATTTGGAAGTTCCAACTACTTTTAATTGTTCTGTAAAACTGCTTGTGTCTAAGCCGTTGCTAATTTTTATACCAACACCATTACGCAATGTAAGGACAAATTCGGGATCTGGTGCACCAGAACCACTAACACCGAAATACTGATTTTGGTTATCTGTTAATCCCTGAGAAATGTAAAAAGCTCTCGCCCCTAACCTTACCTGATGATAAACGCTTTCACCACTAATAGTTCCATTAACAGTTGTATCGCTTGTTGTGTTATTTGTAATACTTACTTTACACGGCTGATCTGCTGACAAAATATCTCCTAATATGGTTGTTCCAGTTAGCGACTTATTTCCCGTGATAGTTTGATTTCCAGAAATTGAGACATA